TCGTTATTTTTTCCACCTGCAAAAATATACACGTTGGGTCTCTTTTCTTCAGTGGCCCAACTAGAACTATAAGTTCCGCTACAAGATCTACATTTAAAATTACAAATGTTACTCCATCTAACATCAAAATATCTTAGATTCATCGAAGGTAAAAATCCGTCTTCTTGTGTATCATTAGCTAAATGAAAATATTTGTTATATTGTTTATTAACACTTTTTCTAAAACTGTTAAGTCCAGCATCTTCACTAGAGTAACAGGCTTTACATTCATCACAACGTTTACCTGCTAACATGTTTTGTCGCATAGCTTTGTATTGGTCGCTATTCCATATTTCAGTTATTGTATTAAACCTTGTATTTCCTAGATGAATATTATGATCACCGATACAACAAGGCAAAACGCTACCGTCTGGATTGACATAGATATGAATCCACGGAAGTATACAAAAAGTTTTAGACGGTTCTACATTCATAATAAAAGTTTTCCAATTCGGGAAATGTTTTTATAAAATCTGTTCCCCTACGACGATCATATTCAGTAAACCATTGATAAAAATCTCTACGACCTTCTTCAAGTTTTTGTTCGTCATATGTTGTGTTTTGCATATAATCAACAACACGTCTAAATTTTTCGTATTCTAAATCACTAAATTTAGTTCTATCTTTATCATCTAAGTTATCTTTTATAAACTGTAAATGGCTGTGCATATACGGCATGAATTGATCCTTGGGTAGAATGTTCATATCGTATTGCAAGGGTTCCTTTAAGAAAGGAGTGTCGAATCTAATACGTTGCCATTTGTTTTGATTTGATCCGTTATACTTCGATCTCCATTCTAAAATCTTAGATAATAAATTTTGAAAGTTAGTTACGGTTAATATATTAAACGTTATCATAAATGTAATAGGCAACGAAGTGTTTGTTAAGTATGTGTCTAGATTTCGTTCCCAAACATCGATATCTAATCCTGTTCTAATATATTCTGCCTGCTCATTCCACGTGTCTATACTAGTGAAGATTTTAAAATCTCTTATTTTCTTTTCGTTAACAAGATTGTTAACCTTTTCAACTAGTCTGTTAATTAGAATCGGCTTGACACCAAAATTTGTATTGATATTGAGCTCTAAATTAGGCAGAGGATTCGCCTCTAAGTCTTCTAATAAACGCCATGTGCTTTGCTGTAACAAAGGCTCGCCGCCTGTGATACGCAAGATCGTTAGTGTCTTACGAACTTCGGGCCACCAGCGCCACCATGCATCTACATAAGGATTAGTTTCTTCTTCATATATCTTAAACCAATCAATATCATTTCTATGATTTTTGACCATATCATAAGGACCATTATCTCTAATTTCTTTATGATAAGCACTGCTATGTTTAGGATGGCAATATCCGCATTTGAAATTGCATTCGTTACCGAATGAGATTTCTATGTATTGAGGGTTAATATTTTGATCCCAATCGCCATCCTTAATCTGTTGAAAGCGTTCTGGAGTATATATTGTTGAGTTACGTTCTTTACGATCCGAAACATAATCTTCGCCTAGAGCTTCAATATTCCAACAGTAATTACATCCACTGGGTTTACCGCCGTTGAGCATTTCAAGACGTTCATGTTTTTTTTGATTGGTATTATGTAATGCGCTAGGATCGATAATAATTTCTTCTATAGAAATCTTATGCGGAGGCGGATGATAACAACTATGTGTTTCGCCTGTTTGTAGATATATGGTCGTATGGTGCCATTTAGCCAAACAAAAAGTTGGCGAAATTTCATTCATGATGGGGATAAACTTTTTAATTCTTGCTATATCGTCCATCAAACTGTTCCTTTAACCAATCATAATCGTTGATTTTTTTCAAAGCATCAAGGTTGGTTTTATTTTCAGTGCCGAAAATACGTCCCGCTCGAGCACCTTCAAGAGCGAACTTGTCATTAGATTTTTCACACCATACATCTAATCGTTCTTGAGTTTCTTTATCGTCTTGTCTGTCGATAATTCTACTAGCTAATTTACAACATTCTCTAAACGCAGATCTCCATGTAGTGAATGGATCTGTATTAAATCGTGTAATGTTAGATATCGTTGGCATTGGTTTAAATTGCTTGCTGATACTAGTAGTCATGTCTGGTTTAGACATATCCATATTCTTTGTCAATTCGGTAGGCAGTAATTTCACACCACCGTTTCCATATTCAAGACCGTTAACTGGGTTTTGGCTTTTCCAGACATGAACAGTGGATTTCGCATTAAAGTCGTAGTAAGGTATCTGGTAATCAAAATCAAATGTATCTAATAATTCAGCATCGGCATCTATTACCCAGAACATATCAGTTCCTACCATCTCAGCGGCTGCTTTATGTGCCTGATGGATTCCTTTAACGCCATTTACTCTATAACAGCGATAACCATCTGCCTTGGTTAAAAGATTATGCCAGTTAGTGTCAGCAAAAGGTTCATTATATGAAATAAACACTATGTCAAACGGCTTAGGGCGACTTGAAAGTATATCTATTTCTTTCTTCTTTGTAAAAAATCTATAATCCCACTCGCGTTGTAAAATTTTATGATTTTTATGAAATATACATACACCATCATAATAATCATTGTTTTTAAAAACGTGAATGTATTCTTCATCCCATTTAGGAATTACATATTCAAATTTCCATTCGTCTCTTAAAACAATGTGGTCCCAAACTACCCAAAAATGTTTAGTGAAAGATTTAGACCTTACATCGTCAAATGTTTTGATATGCTCAATTTTCTGTGCTCTAGGAAATCGTTCTCTAATCTCTTCCCAAGCCTGGTCTTCTATCTTAGTGCGGCTGACAAAAAATATATCATACATTTTCAGGCATCACATAATAGGTTAGGCCAAGATTAATTGTTTCATCGTAAAGATCTAAGGTATATTTACTTTGTTCAGCATCAAGAAACGGCCAATGTAATCCTAACTGCTGTTTGATCTTTTCTCCTAGATCTTTTATGGCGTCTTTAAGACCTTCGCCTCCAACTTCTTCGTATGGAAGACCATATTGATTCCATATCCCCCTAAGGATTTCAAAATCTCTGACTTCCACATAATTCCATTCTGTGCAATTTGCTAACCAGGTTCCTAACCTAGAACCGTATACTGCATATAATCCATTTTCCTCGTGAGCGCCGACAGTTGACCACATACGCAGTCTATGTATATTATGCCACCAAATACGTTCTTTAATTTCCTGCGGAGGAACTTTAACACCATCAAGTAAAGTCATCTTCACACCTTCGCGGAAACCTGCTCGCCATGCCTGAAATGGTGAACCAGTTATAACACTTTCTGAATATACTCTAGGAAAATTCTTATATCCATCTTCCCAACAGAAATCAACCTGGGCACGGTCACTAGTTGCATTTTCATGAGTTTGCATATTCAGGACAAAATCTTTACGCCAAATCTTTAGTCCACCGTTACCATAACGAAGACCATTGATTTTATTTCTTCCGCACCACCCATAAACTTGTATCTTAGGGTCAGTCATATCTAATTCAAGATCAAAGAATTTAGGATCAACTATATTATCAGCGTCTACTGTAATAAACCATTCAGTATCTGATAATTCTGCTGCGGCTTTGTGTGCATGATCGCTGCCTTTAACACCATGAACACGTTTTGCCCAAGGCACTTTATTGCAAAGGTCAGCATAATGCAAATCTGCATTAGGTTCATCATAACTTAAAAATACAACGTCAAATTCAACAGTTTTCATTTTATCTCGAATACATAATTTTTAAAAATCCTTCGTGTATAGACGCTGAATTTTTTTGGAACTTTTATATCTACGATTATAGATTTTCCTACGATGTCATTTATTTTAAACGAAATCATATCAAAGAGCAAGTTCGGATCATTATAATCTGTAATCATAAAGTTCATTTCTGTTTCACCATTCCAATTAATCCTACGCTTTTTAACTGGTTGAAATTTTTTGGCTAACTTTTTAGTTCCTCCGAATTCTTCACTCAATTCAAATTTAATATTTTTCTTTTTAGAATTATAAGAAACATAAACATCCGGCCTATCTATCGTAGACCACTTCTTTTCAATTATTCTATGAAGAACGTTATCTATTTTAAAAATGCTTTTTGTTTCTGTTATATCTAATTCATTATTAAGTAGGTCAACAAAACAAGAATGTAT